ACGGTTCCCAGAAATGGGTCAACCGTGCCGCTTTTTCCGAGGCGACCGATCTGTTCCGATTCCGGGTCATCCCCGGACTGACCGTTACGACGGTGCATGTGATCCTGTGCGATGGCGAGCGGTATGAGATCACTTCGGTCGAGGACGTGAAGGGACGAAAGATGTACGTCGAGGTGCTGGCAAAGAAGATTGAGGCGGCTCATGGCTAAGGTAACGATTAAAATGCCGACCGAGTTCATGGATCAGCTGACAAAGGCTGCGGAAAAAACAGATACCGCAATTCCGAAAGCGCTCGAAGTCGGCGGTAAGGTCGTTTTTGACACGATGAAAGCGAACTTGAGCTCGGCGATCGGACGGGATACGAAGTATCCTTCACGCTCCACCGGCAAGCTGTTGGCGGCACTGGGCGTTTCTCCCGTCAAGCTGAATGAGGAGGGTAATTATGACGTGAAGGTTGGCTTTTCGGAAAATCGCGAAGTCAGCAATGCAAAGCTTGCGAACATCTTGGAATACGGGAAACACGGGCAGCCGCCGAAACCGATTCTGAAGCCGACGCGCAGATCAAGCCGGAAGCCGTGCATCGAGGCGATGCAGGCGGCGCTGAAGGAGGAGCTGGGCCTGAAATGAGCATGCTGCAGGAATTGAATACGATTGTGGAGAACGCCGGCCTTCCCGTGGAGACCGGCGTTTTCTCCGGGACCGCGCCGGACGCGTATGTTGTGGTGACGCCGGTTTCGGAGCGATTCGAGCTGTTTTCGGACAACGCGCCCGGCATGAATATCGAGGAAGCGCGGTTGTCGCTGTATACGAAGGGCAGCTATATCGATAAGAAGGACCTGCTCGTTCGGATGCTGCTGATCGCCGGATTTACGATTACGGAACGCCGGTATATCGAACACGAGGACGATACCGGCTATTACCATTACGCCATCGACGTGGCGAAAGAATATGAACAGGAGGGAATCTGAATGGCTACGATTGGCCTCGATGGGCTCTATTACGCCAAGATCACGGAAGACGCCAACGGAGATGAAACGTACGGTACGCCGACCAAGCTGGCGAAGGCGATCTCCGCCGATCTGGAGGTTGAAATTAACGAAGCGTCTCTGTATGCCGACGACGCGGAAGCGGAGGTCGTGAAGGAGTTCAAGACTGGAAAGCTGACGCTCGGGATCAATGACATCGGTGCGACGGCAGCCGGCGACCTCGTCGGCGCAGTCCTCGACGACAACGGCGTGGTGATCTCCCAGAGCGAAGGGATGGCGTCGCCGGTGGCGATCGGGTTCCGTGCGAAAAAGAGCAACGGAAAATATCGCTATTTCTGGCTTTACCGGGTGCTGTTTGGCATCCCGGCTACGAACCTTGCGACCAAGGGCGACAGCATAACGTTCAACACGCCGAAGATCGAGGGAACACTCTACCGTCGGAACAAAATCGACGGGCAGGGAAAACATCCTTGGAAGGCCGAAGTGAACGAAGACGATACGGGCGTGCTGCCGGAAGTGATTACTGGCTGGTATACGGAAGTGTACGAACCGACCTTTGCAGTCGTTTGATGGAGGTAACATATGGATAACGAACGAGCCGCATCTATTACGATAGCGGGAAAAGAGTATCAGTTGATCCTCACGACCCGGGCCACGAAGGAAATCGCCGTGCGCCCAGATAGGGCATTGTTAAAAAGTAGTTTAAGGTACTACACCGTATGATAACACGGTAGTCAACCCACCTAACCGAAAGGCGAAAGCTGACACGGGAACATAGCACGGTGGGAAAGCGGTAAGTTGTCTAAGGTAATATGACACGACTGAACCGCAATGACAAGCGGATATAAGGAATAGGCTATATTTGCCGAACGTGAGTTTCAAGCATTTCTTTCTTTGAAATATGGGAAATTTACCTGATACCCATACCACAAATAACATTGTGTTTTAGCGATGCACAATGGGTTATCAAGATATTTGTGGGGCAGGCTGGAGAACCAGCATTAACGAAACAAAAACGGCTCCGACAATCCGTACACCTATTAACAATGCTAACTGGGGATACCCTAAACGGAAACGCCGCAAGGCTATAGCCGCAGGGCTTGAATATTTCGCACGGGTACGGAGCGTCCGTAGTAGTCAAGGACGGTAATGCCGTCATAATGGCAAAGGGACGCAGTTGATGTGTACTAAAATCAAAATTGATTAGGGAGGAAAACCTCAAATGCAACCAACAATAGAGATTTTAGGCAAGATGAACCGAAACTCAGCAAGCAACAAGAATGAAGTCTTTACCCGAGTGTATCGTTATATGCTCAGACCTGACCTGTATTTTGCTGCGTACAAAAACTTGTATGCGAACAGCGGAGCGGCAACAAAAGGGATTAACGAGGACACGGCGGACGGTTTTAGTGAAAAGAAAGTGCTTGGTATTATTGAAAAACTTCAAAACGGCACTTTTGAACCATCACCGAGTCGCAGAACTTATATCAAAAAGCAGAACGGCAAAATGCGTCCTCTTGGGATTCCAACTTTCACAGACAAGTTGGTGCAGGAAGTTATGCGAATGATATTAGAAGCGATTTATGAACCTGTTTTCGTCCAGAGTTCTCATGGATTCAGACCCCAAAAAAGCTGTCATACCGCACTTGCCGAAATCAAAAAGAGTTTCACAGGCGTGAAATGGTTTATCGAAGGCGACATTAAAGGATGCTTTGATAATATCAATCATGGTGTTCTTGTCAACATAGTGAACCGAAAAATCAAAGATGCTCGCTTTATTCAACTCCTGTACAAATTTCTCAAAGCGGGATATTTGGAAAATTGGCAGTATAGCAACACTTATAGCGGAACGCCGCAAGGTGGAATTATATCGCCTGTACTGGCTAACATTTACCTTCACGAGTTAGACCAGTATATCCAAATCTTGAAAAAAGAATTTGATGTAGCGTCTGAGAACAAATATACGCCTGAATATGGAAAAGCACAATGGCAAGTGAGGAAACTCCGAAAAGCGTTATCAACAGCAAGCGCAGAAGAAAAACCGTCTTTGCTTAAAAAGTTGAAAGCCGCACAACAAGCTATGTTTTCAACCCCTGCCAAACTGCAAACCGACAAAAAATTAGTCTATGTAAGGTATGCGGACGATTTTCTGATTGGTGTAAATGGCAGTCGTGAGGACTGTGAAGAACTGAAAAGCAAACTCACAGCGTTTGTTGGTGAAACACTAAAGATGGAGCTATCCGAAGAAAAAACGCTGATTACGCATAGTAGTCAGTCGGCAAGATTTTTAGGATATGACATTGCAGTTAGAAGAAATTCTGCCGTCAAACCAAACGGTCAGGGCTACAAACAGCGTACACTCAACAACAAAGTGGAATTGACAGTACCGCTACAGGATAAAATCGAAAAGTTCCTATTCTCGAATAGCATAGTTAAACAAGAGAATGGAAAGTTAGAGCCTGTATGCAGAACAAAATTACTAAAGCTGAGCGACCTTGAAATTCTCACGGCTGTAAACAGCGAAGTGAGGGGTCTGTGCAATTATTACAGTTTGGCAAGCAATTATTGCAAGCTGAAATATTTTGCGTACCTTATGGAATACAGTTGCCTTAAAACGCTTGCGGGCAAACACAATACCACCACGGCTAAAATCATAAAAACAAATCAAGACGGACGTGGTAATTGGGGCATTGCGTATCAAACAAAAAGTGAAAACAAGCGACTGTATTTTGCAAACTATTATGACTGCAAACAAAATAGCGGGTGTGACGACAATATTCGCCGCAGGGCAATAGAGTTTTCATATACCAAAAGCAGTCTGGAACGCAAATTGGAAGCAAAAGTTTGCGAAATGTGCGGAAAATCCGATGTTAAATTGGAATTCCATCACGTTAATAAGGTTAAGAGCCTCAAAGGCAAAGCGCTTTGGGAGCAGTTGATGATTGCTAAAAGGCGCAAGACATTAGCGGTATGTTCGGATTGTCATAAAAAAATCCACAATAGCTGAGTTTCACATTGAACATCAATGGAGAGCCGTGTACATCGAGAGGTGTAAGCACGGTTCGGAGGGGGGACTGCACAAACCTATCACGGAAACGTGAAAAGGCGGTGCTTTCCTACCCTACAAGCGATACGGCGGTCTGCAGAACCTTGGCGACAAGCTCATGAAGTCGGAGGACTTTGAGCAGGCGCTGGACGAGATCGTCTGGCTGATCTGCCTTTTGTGCAATCAGGGCGTGCAGATCCACAACTTCAACAATCCCAACGACAAGCAGGAGCTGCTCTC